TATGTGGTCATCAAATAGTCCCATCAAAGTGTTTGACACTAAAGAGTTAGCACAAGCAGAAGCTGACAAATGGAACACAGGGGAAGTAGTTGTATATGAACTAGATGAACCTGATTTTGTGATGGAGTAAATAATGAGTGAAGAAGAATGGAATGATTTAACTAAAGATCAACAAGGCGATTGGATAGAATATTGGAGTAACTTAGAAGAGGAGAATGAAAATGAATGAAGGACAAAGTTTATTTCTAATGATGGCTATACTTATAGTCGGAACATTTTTACTTAATGCTTGCATGGTACAGGTGATGGGATGAATAGATTTATTATTGAGTTTAATGTAGACGAGATTGCAAAGTCGCTGTGTGATCAGCACATTGTAAAGATGCCACTTGAAGAAGCACAGATGTTATGCACTACCCTATGGCATCATGCACCAGAGTTTGCAGAGGACTGTGATCTTTACAAACCTGTACATCAGAAGCATCCTTGCACACTGTGGGCTATGCAGACTGCAGGTAATTATAGATATGCCTATAGTCTTTACTGTGCTATGCTTGATGAGTATACATACAGATATGGCAAGGTACATGGTGCGAGTAAACATAGAGAAGCCTTGCACACTGGTGAAGAATACATTCCAGAAGGATGGCAGACACCACATCCACAATGCTTTAGTGGGCTTGATCATCTCAAGACAGACGAGCATTATCCTATTCAAGCGTATCGTGCTTTCTACAAGGCAGACAAACTGATGTTTGCACGTTACACCAACGGCAGATCTATGCCAGAATGGATGAGAGCATGAGTGAAGATTTAAAAATAACTTTGTGGATGATACTCATAGTATTTATATTAGCAATCCTAACAGGGGGAGTAGGTGTATGGAGATTATAACAGCGTCATTAATGTGCATGGCTCTGAACATCTACCATGAGTCCAACAATCAGTCCATGCTAGGGCAGATGGCAGTTGGTCAGGTGGTGATGAACAGGGTAGCAGACAGCCGTTTTCCTAATACAGTATGTGGTGTAGTCAAACAGGCAGTCACATACAAGGGAACAAAGAAGCCTATACTTTATCGCTGTAGCTTCAGTTGGTTCTGTGATGGTAAGGATGATGAGCCTGATTACAATAGCCGATCATGGACACTTGCATTAGATCATGCATCCATTGTCCTGTCAGGTAAGATTGTGCTTGACATAACAGAGGGAGCTACACACTACCATGCTACTTATGTAAGACCTGCATGGGCTAAGACGAAGACAAGAACAACACGAATTGACAAACACATATTTTACAGATGGGAAAAATAGTACTTGATTAATTATTTATATAGTATATCTTTAATACATAACACAATAACACAAGGAGAATTAACATGGCTTTAGATTTTACAAACAACACAATGGAACTACCAATGAACTTGGACTTCACTACACGTACTGAGAAGACTCGTATGCAAGGTAAGAAATATGTTATCAACAATGACACTGATGAAGTGTTAGGTATTGTAGGTAGCAAGTTTAATGCTGTTACACATAGAGAGTTCTATGATAAAGTGTGCAGGACTATGGCTGAACAGCTTGGTGAAGAAGCAATGAAAGGTGTACAGGTTAGGTGGAACACTGCACGTAATGGTGCATTCGCTATGCTTGATGCTACTATGCCTAGCACTAAGGCAGTAATCAGAACCGATAAGCAACAGACAGAGATATCACAACGAGTGATAGCCCTGCATGGTGTGGATGGTCTGTGTTCTAATCAAGTATTCTTTGGTGCTATAGATTTCTTCTGCACTAATGGTATGATTAGAGGTGAGCATGACAAGGTGCGAAGAAAGAACACTACCAACTTTAGCATGGATACCTTCGTAAGGGAGTTAGAGAATGCTAACAGTGACTTCTATTCACAGGCTGAACAGCTACAGACTTGGGCTGACACACCTATTGAGTATACAAGTGTGAAAGAAATGCTCCAATCTCTTATGGGATCTGAGAAGAAAGGTGACAAGATGCTTGGTTTATATGATCAAGAGATACAAACACGAGGACACAATGCCTTTGCTTTGTACTCTGCCTTCACCAACTATGCATCCTATGCTGATGAACGTAATGGTTTTAAGCTACGTGACACAGGCAATGACACTAACTCAGTGAGCATGTGGGGCAGGGAGCAGGAAGTTACCAAGTGGGTATCGTCCAAGCAGTTCAAAGAACTGGTGGCTGCTTAATGAAGTTACCTCGTTATGTACAACAGAGGTATACACCAAAGGGGGAGAAGACATTTAGGTTTAATCCCCCTCGTCAACTAATTGACAGTGGCATTGTATCTCGCAAGGAACTAGGCAACAGCTTCAATGAAGCGAAGCAGATTGCTACAGATTTAAATAAACTAATTGATGAACACAGGAGAAGTAAATTAAAAGAAGTCACAGTTACCCGATCAACTACGCTGTCAGAATTATGTAACGTATATCTTTTGTCTAATGATTTCAATGTCTTACGTGATTCAACTAAAGCTGATTACATATATTTTATACAAGTACTTAACAAGTCTTTGGGTAATAAGAAGTGGCACACTATAACGAGCAGACAAGCCAAGGCTACATATGAGATGTGGGTTAAGCGTGGTGTGTCCTTTGCAAATCATATATGTAGTATTGCATCTCGTATATACAACTACGCTACCGAAATGGAGTATGGAAATCATAATCCTTTCTCTTCGATCAGACGCAAATCATCTCAGCCTAGACGGATAGTATGGGAACGAGAACAAGTGCGTCAATTTCTTGACTATGCCTATGCAAATTATGCATACCGAAGCATTGGACTCATAGTACAGATGGCTTATGAGTGGTGTCAAAGAATTGGCGATATGCGAGAACTAACATGGGATCACATTGACATGGACAAGGCACAGCTTAATCTTGAGCAGTCAAAACGTAGGTCGAAAGTATTCTTACCAATAGACGAGAAGCTATACGAAATGTTACTAGAACAGAAGGCTGACTTTGGCTTTCAACAGTATGTAGCACCCAATATAAAGCCTGTACAAGGCAAGTTTGTACCTTATAGCTTGGAAGGTGTATCTAAAATAGGAAGGCGAGTGATGAAGCTTGTTTCCCTGCCTGACGAGCTACGACTTATGGACTTACGAAGGACAGGAGTAACAGAAATGATTGACAGTGGTGTCCCAATGGGGCAACTTATGTCAGTAACAGGTCACACCAATGTACAATCGGTCAAGCCTTACATGAAACACACTTACGAGAGTGCAAAGAATGCTCTTAACACTAGGAATAAATATAATGTATAGTATATATAACATATTAAATGATAAAGATATAAGTAATGGAGAAACAATTAGAATGAATTGTCCTGAGTGTGGTGGTTACAAAACTTTTACTGCCACTAACAACAAGGGTAAGCTGTTGTGGAACTGTTACAAGGTATCATGTAACCTATCAGGATCTCAGGGTGTACATCTGTCAGCCGATGACATCCGTAAGACGTTACGTGATGAGCAGAAGAAATCAGAACCGTTTGTCATGCCAGAGTTTATTGTACCAAACAGAAACAACAATGAACTTGCTAGGTTTGCTCATAGATACAGCTTAGATGTTGATACGTTTGAGATGTGGCATGACGTAAAAGAGAATCGTGCCGTGTTTCCTATCCAACACGATGGTGTGATAGTAGATGCAATAGGTAGAAGTTTAAAAAATAAATTACCTAAGTGGAAAAGATATGGGAATAGTGGCTTGCCTTATGTTCGTGGACATGGTAAGATCGCTGTAGTTGTAGAGGACTGTGTCAGTGCCGTAGTTGTAGGCAGTGACGTGTATGTTGGGGTTGCTGTGTTAGGCACATCACTGTCAGACATACACAAGAGGTACTTGTCGCAGTTCTCTTCGGCAGTTATAGCACTAGACCCTGATGCCCTGCCAAAATCTATGGAGATACGTAACGATTTAAAAAGTGTAGTGAATGATGTACGAGTACTAAGATTAAATGATGACTTAAAATACCAACACCCTAACGACATTGAAAAACTAACAGCAATAGGAGATAACATAAATGGAAACAGCATTACTACGTAGTCTTATGAAGAAAGATTTCTATGATGATCATAGAGGTATTCGTTGTCCTGATAAATTATTTAGTAAGGACTTACGTAAGATAAAGAACTCAGTTGATTATGCCATGAAGACGTATGACAGATCAGTAACACCAGACGAAGTTGAAGCTTTGTTCATGGCAAACAATCCAACCATGACCACTGCACAGAAGCAAGCCTTTGGTGATTTATTCTTTCGTGTTAAGAAAGAGCAACCTATGGGCAATGACATTGCACAAGAGGTTCTATCCAAACTGTTTCAGCAGGTGGTAGGGGAAGAGGTAGCCAACTTGGGATTTGATTATGTAAATGGTTCAGAGACTAGCCTTGAGCCGTTACGTAAGATGCTTGAGCAGTATGGGGATGACTTCATACCTACCATGAACATACAGTGGGAAGACATGTCTATTGATACACTTCTATCTCGCAATGACCTTGAAGCAAGATGGACGTTCAACATCCCTAGCCTTACACGTAAGTTAGAAGGTGTTAATGATGGACACTTGATTGAGGTGGGAGCTAGACCTAATACAGGTAAGACTTCTTTCCATGCTTCTCTGATTGCAGGGACAAATGGTTTTGCAAGTCAAGGAGCTAACTGTGTTGTGTTATGTAATGAGGAGTCAGCCCACCGTGTCGGTATGAGATACCTTACTGCATCATCAGGGATGGATAAGTTTCAGATAAAAGAAAACCCTAGCCTAGCAAGAGAGAAATACTCTAAGATTAAAGAAAACATACGATTGTTTGACGCAACAGGACGTGACATGTCTTGGGTAGAGAGTCTAGCTAAGTCAGTTAAGCCTGACATACTTGTGTTAGATATGGGAGATAAGTTTGCCAAGGGTGGCTTTGCTCGTCAGGATGAATCACTCAAGGCTAACGCTGTCCATGCTCGTATGATTGCCAAGCAGTATAGTTGTGCTATCTTCTATATGTCACAGCTATCTGCCGAAGCAGAAGGTAAGGTTGTACTCAACCAAGCTATGATGGAAGGTAGTAGAACAGGTAAGGCAGCCGAAGCTGACCTTATGCTACTGCTTGCCAAGAACCCTGACGTTGAAGGTGAGGAAGAGCAATCTCCTCAGAGACACATCAACGTAGTTAAAAACAAATTGTCTGGTTGGCATGGCAAGATTGTCTGCGAATTAGATTACAAAACAGCGAGGTATACAGCATGAACGTACTACAACCAGTTAAGGGTGCATTTCACAGGAGATTCCAACCCAACTCCTACAAAAAGAACGATGGTAAAGCCAAGAGTTGTGTGACAGCCTACTTAAAATCAAACGGACACAAGGTGTTGCCCTCTAAAGAAAATTATTCTTTTGATATTGAGAGTAAAAAAGGTGGACATACCTATTATTCTGAGGTAGAAATGAAGAACCAATGGACAGGTGAGTGGAATCCTTCTTGGAAAGAGATAAGAATACCACACCGAAAGTACAAGTTGGTAAATAAATTTAAAGAATTAAATGATAGCAGTGCCTTCTTTAATTTTTATGTTATAAGAAGAGATTGTAAGTTTGCTTGGAGAATAAAAGATTATCAGATGACGCAAGAATGTATAAAAGAAATATGGCTAGGCAATGTGGGCAGGAAAGAACACTTCTTTCACATACCATTTGCAGAAGCCGAGCTAGTAGAACTAAAGGACTTAGCATGAGATTAATATTAGATGTAGAGAATACCGTTACCAAACGCAATGGCAAGTTACACCTTGACCCTTTTGAGAGTGACAACAGCCTTGTGTTGGTAGGTATGAAGACAGACGACATGGAGAAGGTAGTCACGTTTGATCACAGTGATACCGAACCTACACCCAATGGACAGCAGATAGTTCAGGATCAACTGGATAAGACTACTGTTCTTGTGTGTCACAACGTAGCACATGACTTGCTATGGTTGTGGGAGTCTGGATTCAAGTATGATGGTGTGGTGTTTGACACGATGTTAGGCGAGTATGTCTTACAGCGTGGACAGAAACTACCACTATCACTAGAGCAGTGTGCGTTACGTTACGAGCTAGACACACTTAAACAGGACACGCTTAAAGAGTACTTCAAGAATGACGTGTCAGTTCGTGACATACCGTATGCAGAACTTGCTGAGTATCTTGTACATGACCTGAGAGCTACATATGAATTGTCTAATCGTATATATGACAAGCTAATGAAGCAAGACTCAGATCTGATGGACACGGTTAATCATACAAACATGGTGGCTGTGTGCTTGTGCAAGATATATCAGCGAGGTTTCAAGGTTGACTTGACTAAGCTTGATGAAGTTCGCAAGGAGTTTGAGCAAGAGAAGCAGACTATTGCCAAAGCACTAGCCGAACAGGTTCGTGATCTAATGGGGGATAGAGTTGTCAATCTTAATAGTCCAGAGCAACTGTCTTGGATTATATATAGTCGTAAGATAAAGGATAAGTCTTTGTGGGCTAACTACTTTCAGCCTTACATGTCCAAGTCTTCCTTTAACGATACCGTCCATAAGCATACTGATGTTGTATACAAGGTCACGGCTAATACCTGCCGTACTTGTAATGGATATGGTAAGATTACTAAGACACGTAAGGACGGATCACCTTACAAGAAGCAGACCAAGTGTACAGATTGTAATGAGAGTGGTTGGATATATACCGTCAGACCTAATGAAGTTGCAGGTCTACGGTTCAACCCACCCACAGCTAAGTGGGTTAGTAACAATGGGTTCACTACTAACAAGCTCAACCTTGAGATACTAGAACATTATGCCAAGCGTAGTGGCAACACTAAGGCTGAGTTGTTTCTTCAAAGAGTACGTAGACTATCTGCTCTTGATACTTACCTATCTAGTTTTGTTGAGGGTATCTCTACCTACACTAAGTCTGATAGCAAGCTACATGTAAGATTACTACAGCATCGTACAGCTACAGGACGGTTTAGTGGGGCAGATCCTAACATGCAGAACATGCCTAGAGGTGGTACGTTTCCTGTGAAGAAGATCTTTGTGTCTCGTTGGGAAGGTGGCAAGATACTTGAAGCTGACTTTGCACAGCTAGAGTTTAGGACTGCTGCATTTTTATCACAGGATAAGGTTGCCATGAAAGAGATTGATGATGGGTTTGATGTACACAGTTACACTGCCAAGGTTATATCTGATGCAGGGCAACCTATATCTAGGCAAGAAGCTAAGGCACATACCTTTGCACCGTTGTATGGTGCGACAGGATTCGGCAGATCCGAAGCAGAAGCTCAGTACTACGAGCAGTTTACTAAAAAGTATGTAGGTGTGGCACAGTGGCACAGACAGTTAGCCAGTGACGCTGTTAGCACAGGACGTGTTAGAGTACCATCAGGTAGATGTTTCTCTTTCCCTGATGTTGTCAGGAAGAGCAATGGCACAGTGTCACACTTTACGCAGATCAAGAACTACCCTGTTCAGTCATTCGCTACGGCTGACATAGTACCCTTGATCTTATTAGAGATGGAGCATCACCTTGGTGCTTTTAAAAGTTGTATCGTCAACTCGGTGCATGACTCAATAGTCATTGATGTACACCCTGATGAGGTACAAGATGTATTATCACTCGTAACTAGTATAGACAGTAATCTAAAAACTATCATTGACAAGCGATGGTCGATTGACTTCAATGTCCCATTGAAATTAGATACAAAAATAGGGGATAATTGGCTTGACACTAAAGATGTCTAGTGGTATAACTATAAAACATTTTAAATATATAAGGAGTATATACACATGAATAATGAAGTAATATCTATAAACGGAAACTATAATGAGATGGCTAAAGCTATGGGCATAGCTGACATGTCAGGCACAGATGTTGAGAAGAAGTCAGTTAGTTCTCTAGCTAGACTGCGTCTTAATCATCAGCCTATCATGGGTACTGAGGAAATCAAAGGTAAGATGGTCAACGTAGAGCAGATACCAAGTGGTTCATATAAGTTGGACGTACCCGATGATGGTGTTTACTATCAGTCTGACATCACTATCAGACCTTTCATGCAGAGGTACATGTACAAGAGATTCATCATGGGTAGTGATGACGTAGCTAACCGTTACGTTAAGACTGTCATGGCTGATAATCTTAACCTTGATCTCAAGGACAATGACGGTGGGTTCAACTGTGGTAAACCTGCAGGGTATATACAGGACTTCAATGCCCTGCCTGATAAGCAGAAAGACTTGATACGACAGATCAAACGAGTACGAGTTGTGTTTGGTCTTGCTACTTTTGATAAGGCTATCAAGGTAGATGGAGACTCAATGATTGATTCCGATCTTGGTTCTATCCCATTCATATGGGAAGTCGAGAATCGTGAAGCATTCAAGACAGTCGGTGAAGTCTTTAATAAGCTAGGTAAGTTGAAGAGACTTCCTGTGAATCACAATGTCGTTGCTTCGTCAGAAGAGCGTAAGTTACCGAATGGTAATAGCTACTACGTTCCTACCACTAAGCTTGATATGGCTACTACAGTGGCTACTTCGGATAGCGATCAGGAACTATTCACTGATCTGCTTGCTTGGGTTACTAACTACAATCAGTACATCATGGGTCAGTGGAATGAGAACGTACATTCTCACGAGAAGATTGACCCATCTATGGTGGAGTCTTTCATTGACATCACCAGTGATGAGAAAGTGCAGTAAGCCATGAACCATAGGGCAGAATTAAAACTATACAGTTTTCTTGAAAAGGCAGTTGATGGTAAGCAAGTCTTGTCTGATAAGAATATAGATAACATATGTTCTGATATCAAAGAAGCTTTGCACCGTCAGTTTGGCTCACAGGTATCAAGGAAAGAGTTTAGGTTAAGGATGTCCAACTTGGGCAGACCCTCTTGCCAACTCTGGTTTGAAAAGAATCAGCCAGAGAAAGCATCGCCTTTCCCTTCTAACTTTGTAATGAACATGATGTTAGGAGATATTGTGGAAGCTGTGTTCAAGGGTCTGCTAAGGCAAGCAGACGTAGCATATGATGACGCTAAGAAAGTTACCTTAGAACTAGATGAGGAAACAAAAGTAGATGGCACATACGATATTGTTATTGACGATGCCGTAGATGATATCAAGTCTGCGTCTGATTGGTCTTATCGTAACAAGTTTGAGTCCTTTGATACTCTTGCTAAAGGTGATGCGTTTGGATACGTAGGGCAGTTGGCAGGGTACGCAAAGGCTCTTGGTAAAAGGGCAGGTGGTTGGTGGGTGATTAACAAAGCCAACGGACAGTTTAAGTATACACCTGCCGACAACTTAGACTTGGAGAAAGAAGTAGAGAAGCTTGCTAGTAACGCAAAGACTATTAGAGATAATAAGTTTGAGCGTTGCTTCAAGCCTGTGGAAGAAACCTTCAGGGGCAAACCTACAGGCAATAAGATTCTAGGAAGCGAGTGTTCTTTCTGCAGATTTAAACATGTATGTTGGGAGACATTGCAAGAGCTACCTTCACTGGTATCGAAAGCAAAAGAACCCAAGATAGTTTCTTACATTCAACTACAAAAGGAGATATTAATATGACAGAGACAATAGCCACGCTAGAAGAAATGGAAAAGAAGATCAAGACTATGGAAAGTAAACTTTCCGACATGAAAAAAGCCTACAAGAATAGAAAGTTAGAGGGGCTACGCATTGCAATGGAAGCACGTAAGTCTGCTGAAGAAGCAGTGATGGATGAATTAAAATCTTTAGGGTACAAGCGTGTGCCATACAAGAATCTTACATCATATGTGGAGCAGATGAACTCTGTTTGGAGATGGTAGGTGTACACCTCTAACAAGTATAAGGTAGCACGTAAGCTAGGATACCGTAGTGGTCTTGAGGTAAAGCTCTCAGAGTTTCTTACTGCATTGGAAATAGATTACGTCTATGAAGGCATTAAGATTGAGTGGGAAGACTTGTCTTACAGAACCTACACTCCTGACTTCGTGCTACCTAACGGTATTATCATAGAGACAAAGGGCTTGTTCTTACCTTCGGATAGGAACAAGCATGTCTGTATACAGAAGCAACATCCTAAGTTAGACATACGTTTTGTTTTTACTAGTAGTAGGAGAAAGCTTGTCAAGGGATCTAAGACTACTTACGCTAAGTGGTGTGAGAAGAATAGTTTTCTGTATGCAGACAGGATAATACCAGAAGAGTGGCTGAAAGAAAAAGGAAAGAACAAGCACCCTAAACTCATACCTTTCAAGGGCAAAAAAATAAGGAGATAACTATATGGCTGACGATTTTAAAAACATACATATGAAGATTGACGATCAAGATATACTAGTACGTATGCAACCTATTCTAGACCATCAAAATAACTGGACAGGCGATGTAAACTTGTCAGTCATGGACTCAGCTACAAACCCTCTATCAGATAGAGACTATGATGACATGATGTTCTTCGCTAGAATGTGTCTAGTGGGCATAGACCTCATGCGTTCAGACGAAGACGTATCTAAAAAGATTTATCATATTGTGAACGAAGAAATAATAAAAGAATCTGCCGAGCCAGTTTTACCAAATATTACTAGACAGGGTAATGTAATTAGGGTAGACTTTAGTAGTATCAAACGTAAATTAGATGGGAGTAAATAATATGCTAGATAAAGAACAACAAGACAACGATCCTGACATAAACTTTCATGATAGGGACATGGTAAACAATCCACCTCATTACAATCAGGACTCTATAGAGTGTATAGATGCTATTGCTTCTGCCACTGCCGATGGGTTTCAGTTTTATTTACAAGGAAACATCATCAAGTATCTATGGAGATACAGGTATAAGAGTGACGTACAGGACTTACAGAAAGCTAAGTGGTACTTAGAAAGATTAATACAAGTACGGTCAGATGATTGTTAAAGTTTTTTTAACTCTAGACCTAGATGAGGAGGAGTACCCTATGCCCTCTGATGAAGATGTAGCAGATGAATTAGTTCAAGGATTTCAAGATTTTGTATTTGACATTGACGGTATTAAAATAAAAACTATTAGAATAACAACGGAGAAAAAACATGAATGATTACCAAAAATTTATAGCAGTGTCTAGATATGCAAGATGGATAGACGCAGAGAACAGAAGAGAAACATGGGACGAGACTGTTAATAGATATGTAGTATTTATGGCAGAGAAAACTAAAGGACACTTGCCTGTAACACAAGTATATGAAGCTATACAGAACCTAGAAGTGATGCCAAGCATGAGAGCCTTAATGACTGCAGGACCTGCTCTTGAAAGAGACAACACAGCAGGGTACAACTGTAGCTATCTGCCTGTTGATGATCCTAAGTCTTTTGACGAAGCTATGTATATACTTCTGTGTGGTACAGGTGTAGGCTTCTCAGTAGAAAGACAGTACATTAGTAAGCTACCAGATATTCCTGAGACTATTGAGGATTGTGACACGCTCATACAAGTCCAAGACAGTAAAGAGGGTTGGGCAAAAGGACTGCGTAGGCTGATAGGACACCTGTATATGGGTGAAGTTCCTAGTTGGGACATGTCAAACGTCAGACCTGCAGGTGCTAGGCTAAAAGTATTTGGTGGTAGGGCAAGTGGTCCTGATCCTCTGATTGATCTATTTAGATTTACTGTTAGACTATTCAAACAGAATGCAGGACGTAAGCTGTCTAGCTACGACTGTCATAATCTAATGTGTAAGGTTGGGGAAGTTGTAGTCTCTGGTGGTGTAAGGCGATCAGCTATGATCAGCCTATCCAATCTATCAGATGGACGCATGAGACATGCTAAGTCAGGTAAGTGGTGGGAGACAACACCACAGATGGCTCTTGCTAACAACTCTGTATGCTACACCGACAAGCCTGACGGTGAGACATTCCTGCGTGAGTGGTTATCTCTTGTAGAATCCAAGTCAGGAGAACGTGGTATATTCAACAGGACATCAGCGAAAGAACAGGCAATAAGGTTTGGTAGACGAGATCCTAATTATGACTTTGGTACTAACCCATGCAGTGAGATTATTCTCAGACCTTATCAGTTCTGTAATCTTACAGAGGTAGTCATACGAGAGAAGGATAAGTATGATGATCTTGCTAGGAAAGTTAGGCTTGCTACCATACTTGGTACAGCACAATCTACACTAGTAAAGTTTCCCTATCTACGTAAGGTGTGGAAGACTAACACTGAAGAAGAAAGACTGTTGGGTGTAAGCCTTACAGGTATTATGGATAACCCTTTAACAAATGGAAAGAAACATGGACTCAGATTTACACTTGAAAAGCTCAGACAAGTTGCCGTTGACACAAACAGAGAATGGGCAGAAATCCTCAACATCCCACAAAGCACAGCCATCACCTGTGTCAAGCCAAGTGGGACAGTATCACAGCTTGTTGACTCAAGCTCTGGTATCCACCCTCGTCATAGCAGTCATTATATTAGGACTGTCCGTGGTGATAATAAAGATCCTCTTGTTGAGTTCATGAAGGATAGTGGCATACCAAATGAACCAGACTTTATGAAGCCTGATGGTCAGACTGTCTTCAGCTTTCCTATGAAGTCACCTAAGACATCAGTGATGCGAGATGACATGACAGCAATAGAACAGCTACAGACTTGGCTCACTTACCAAAGACACTGGTGTGAACACAAGCCATCAGTAACTGTATCTGTACGTGATGATGAGTGGCTAGAGGTTGGAGCATTTGTATTCAAACACTTTGACGAGATGTCAGGAGTATCTTTCCTACCACACTCCGATCATACTTATCAACAAGCCCCCTATCAGGAGTGTACAGAAGCCGTATACAAGAAATTTAGCAGTGAGTTCGTTCATATAGATTGGGATAAGTTTAAAACATATGAGAAGGAAGACAATACAAGTTCTTCTCAGACCTTTGCTTGTTCAGGTGACTCCTGTGAAATAGTAGATATAGGGAGTTGAACATGGGTGCATTTATAATATACGCAACACTAATGGCAAATGGTATGATAGGTACGATTGAATTTAAGAAAGGAAGCTTTCAATCTGAGCCTGAGTGCATTAGGTTTTTATCAGAAAATAATGACTTGATTAATACTACACTAAAAGACCACATCTCTAAAAGAGAACCAAATGCCGTTGTCCTATTCATCGGATGTGCAGAAAGATATAAACTAATACAAAGAGGAGAATCAACATGAAGGCAGGATTAACCAGAAAAGAACGAGGTCTTGGTAAGCATGACGCACCACTAAAGATTCAGTTTCAAAAGGGGTACGAAGGTTTTATACATGCAAGGATACGCAACCCTTATACCTCTGACACTATGATGTACAGAGAATGGGAACGTGGGTTTAACACAGCCTACTACGACAACTTACATAGAGGTAAAGATGGACTTAGAAAAAGAAGCAAGAGTTTTTATGAGAAGAAAGTACGAAAACATGGACTTTGAAACATACCAGAAGGACGCTAAAGAAACTGCAATCTATCCTAGCAATCTAAGAATACTTTACCCTGCACTAGGACTTGCAGGAGAAGCAGGTGAGGTAGCAAACAAGGTCAAGAAGATTGCCAGAGATCATAAGGGTAAGATGCCAGAGGATTGGAGACACCAGATAGCTTCAGAGATCGGTGATGTCTTGTGGTACTGCTCTGCTCTAGCATCAGATATTAATGTACCGTTGAGTGAGATTGCCTACATGAATTTACAGAAGCTAGGCAAGCGTAAGAAGAGTGGGACTATAGGTGGTAGTGGAGACAGCAGATAGGCTAACGCTTGAACTTATCTGCAATAGTGCTGAGATGGTAGAGATCTTCAAGCTTTAGATCATTAACTTCTTTAGCCTGTTGTTCCTTAGAGTAATTGTCATAGTCAGGAATTAGCTCTCTGAGATCTTCCTCTGTATACTTAAGGTCAGGCTCTCTGTTAGTTTCTTGTCTGAATATAACGGCAGCTTCGTTTCTCTGATCTTGGGTGAGTCTCCTGTACCTGACCATAGCATCTATCTTTATTGCCTTGTCGACACCCTCGTCTACTCCGTACTTGTCTACCAATGCTACGGATATCTCATCAGGATTATTTCTAAAAAAGTTTATCTCGCTGTCTACATCCTGCTTGAGTCTTATTTTTACATATCTTTTTTTACTTACTGGGTTTCTTCCTGTAGATAAAGTTTCTCTTTTGTCCTCGTACTCCTGTTCATACCCTGCTTTTCTGTCTTTAATATATTCTACGATATCAGGTAGGTAAGTTCTTATCATCTCGTTCTCAAAGTTCTTGACACTGGGTATCCTAGACTTACTACTCAGATCCCACTTGGTAAATCCCAAAGATTTTAAGAACCGTCCCTCTTCACTGTCTTGAGTGTACATATTTATACCCCCAATAACCTTTGCTCCTATGTTAACTCTTTTCCTGAGATCCTGAAGTGGGTCTTCTTTTACTGGGGCTGCCCCTTCTACCGAAGGATCTAGTGCGTATCTTTTAAATGACTTTCCTAGCCCTGCCATGAATCTATTCTCAGGGTATATGTTGGGATCGTTAGCCATCTCCTTGTATTCCAACCCTCTAGTTCCTAACGCTCTCTGGGCATCTATTATTTGGTTAAGTGGTACGAGAAATGAAGATAGGTATTCGCCTAGTGTTTCTCCTGCTTCTTGGGATAGCCTTTCCCCTGCAGTTAAATCTTGACTGGTAAACATTTTAGCGGCTTCGTCAAGGAGATTGCCACCAACTCCAAGCCTAAAGTTAGTGCCTAAGAATGTTTCAGCCCATTCTCTAGCAGGAAAAGCATTAAAGAATGCTTCCTTACCTGCTTCAATTCCACCTATATCTTTGCTTGCCTGTACCCAATCCCTAGTTATCTTCCCAAGAAATAAAAACTGCCGTAGTGGGAATAGAGGAGTGGTATCAATAACATTCCCTTGACCATCAGGTATAAACTTATAATCTTCGCCTTGATCCTCATCTCCTAGCATCCACATGGCTGCCCCAATGGCTGATGCACCTGTGACATTTCTAGCTATGGCTCGGCTCTCACGTATGGACAGTTCGTTCTTTCCCTTTTTTAGATCTGCTAATCCGTCCTCAAGAGTTTTGAGTCTTCTACTTTCCTGAACACTTCTACTATCCTTTGGCTTTGCCTTCAACTTATCTATAGCCTTCTGCACTCTCATTCTTCTGATAGGGGCATTAAATATTTTGTTGGCAACAGGTACAAATATTCCCCCTGAGTTTTCTGCCATCAGTTCCATACTCTTAAACATAAATCTTGGAAAAGGTAGAACTACAGTGAAGTTATTTCTAACTATAAAGTTTGCTATGTTTCTGTTTAGTGCAATCTCAGGAGCAGATGCGTAGGTAAGATCTAAGGCTCTCTGTGTTGCTTCTGCAAATATGTCTAGAGCAGGTCGTCTTCCATTAGTAGGATTAAGATCGTCAGAGTCTTTTAGAATATCTTTTATTCTTCCGTTGTCTAGCTCTTCTAATAAATCAATGTCCCACTCTTGTCTAAACAAACGCTTTGCTTCTCCCAAGAACATGGCACGTCTTAGCATAAAGTCCTGCCACCTGTTAGGTGTGTTGAGCATCTGAACAAAGTCTTCGCCTTTAGAAAGTATAGCGTCCACCCCACTGCCTGAACCCCTACCTGTATGAACTTGTATTTCATTAATAGTATTGAACATCTGATCATGGAACTGCTGAAGCTCTGGCTGTTCTGTTAGGAAGTCAGTAAACTCCTTAGCTGTCTTTCTGTCTTTAAAAATATATTTCATGTGGGCAAAGCTATCTTGCCACGTAGTTCTTTTTAAAATTCTGTTACTTGCAAAGTTTCCTCTAGACAAATCATATACAGCCGTTTCTACTATATTGTTGAT